AGCTAAACCTGCTCCAGTCTCAATTAAGTTAACTGAGAATGTTCTCTTAGACCTTCTACGAGGTGCTTTACGTCTTGCTACCATTTTTGTCCTTGTGGGGGCGATGCCTACGAGCGACCCCAGATACTCACTTATGAGGAGCTACTTAACTTTGACGCATCGCCTGCAGCAGTTTTTACAATGACTTAAACCGTGAATACATTTCCATCTAGTCATACTCTTCCCTACGCTTGCCTTCAAAGTAACGCCTGGTATGATGACAATGCTGACAATCATAGAACATTCCACAATGGCATTTAGATCTACCATTCTCCCAGTCGCTGCAAATTGCTATAACAAATTCATTCCAGGTTAATGGTACTCTTCTCTTTGACATATGATCATGGATTTTGTCTTTGTACTTTTCTAGCATTGCCATTACATCAGGATGCAATTTGATAACTTTACGTTTAAACGTCATTAATCAATCACCTGGATCTCATGGATTGCTGCACACTTCGGATCTCGACATTGCGCATAACATGTCAAACCGATTTTTTTACAAACTGAACACTCGACTTCTCGTAGGTCTTTCATACCTACCATACTGGGGACCAGAGTATTAACCAGCTTGCTAGACGGAGTTAAGGCTTTTCTCAAAAACTATTATTATATTATATGACGGATTATTATTATTATTATTATTATTATTATAGACGATAAATCCTTTTTTGTTTGTTCTTACAAACGTTTAGTGTAGCCTTTTCCTAGTATTTGACGCAGAAAGAAAGCCCTAGAGGCTTGTCACCCACTACTCTAGCCCTAGTTTACCGCTTTTCTGGGGTGTCTTTACCCCTACTTCGGGGCTATTTTGACCCATTAAATGGCCTAAATTGCCCCGTTTCATCATATATTCGGCCACAAAGCCCAGCATCGGGTTGTCTTTTGTTAATGCTTTAATTGTGGTCTGACCTGTGGCATCATCTAATTTTTTAGAAGCATTACCTAGAGATCCAAAAAACGAAGATTGAAACTCCTGGAGTTTATCATGCATTCGTTCCTCGATTTCGTCAACAATAACCTCTAGGGCGTTCATTAATGTTTCATTTGAATCTTCAGACTCAACCCATGTAGTCCACTTCTTCCTGGATAATTCGGCAATGTACTGCGATAAGAAAAAATAAAATATTGTCCAGGCAATCGCATAAGCTAACAGTGTGTAGGCATCAATTTCCATATTATCCTATTCGTCAGGTATCTTTAAACCTAACTCGTGAAAAAATTTCTTTTCCTTTAACGCTTCAGAAATAACAGGAGGAGCCTTTTTGGCAGTGAGACCCGACTCCTCGAATAGCTTTAACAATGTAATCATTAATCCTAAGTTCATAGTTTACCCCTTAGTGTACTAAACAACCCGCCTATATCCAAACCTGTCTGTGCTTTTATTTCTTCCTGGATAGGTGCGGGAATTATAACACTCGTTAAGGTTTCTGGAATTCCAGTAAAAGCTGCAGTATACAATCTTAGAAAACTAGCGCCACCTGGATCCTTTTTCTCTTCTTCTACAATTTGCGTAACTGTCTTGCCCTTAAATTCATCATCAGACGCCAGGGCTTTCAAGAAATTTTTTAACATAGGAATCACGAAGATCAGTAAAGCAACACCTACAGCCAATCCACCTACTGCAGTGCCTGATTGTGATGATCCTAGAAATGTTTTAAAGTCTTCATGCTTTCTTAGATCCGTTAATGCTTCTTCTTCTTGCTTTGTGATCTTCTTTAATGTATAACCATCTGGTATGAGTCCGTAAGGCATCAGATGACACCTGACTCTTTTCCTGTAAGATATACCAGGACCAATCTAACAAGTAACTGTTCCACTGATCGTTTGTCATTAAGCCACTTTGGGAATTCAACATTATAGATGGTACTACTCATTTAATGCGCTTAGTTGCGCTCTGGAGCGCTTTATGCATCTCCAGGAGTTTAGGCACTGACATTGGCACGCTACTATTTGCATGTCCCATCTTATCTAGTATCAAAGCATACGTTGCATTTGTTAATGTACGCATCTTTTGCCTGACAACAGTAATCTTAAGTTTCTTTTTCATTAGTATACTCTTCCTGATAAAGTCACTAAACAGTCATTAGCTGTTGTATCGGTAACATTCTGTGCAGTAATTTTTAATCTTGAATAGGGTGGAATGAGAATGCGAGTTGTACCCATTGTTTCTATATTATTATCATAATGAAATTCTGCATGTATCAATTGTTCATCTAAATATAATTTAAATGTATATCTATCAGTACTATAAGCATCGGGACTATACGCACTGTCCCATAACAAAGTCAAATAACTATTTGCGGATGTTGCTTCTATAAGTGTCGTTTCATTATTATTAACTGAAACGGCCCCACTGTAAGCATAAGCATGTTCTCCAATATAATTAAGACTAGTACCAGTACCTGCGGGATTTGCTCCGCCAGCCACATTACCAGCACCACCGCCGCCTGCTAGAGCCATTATGGCTCCTAAGCGAACTGTGCGGTTACTACTATGTCTATTGCTGCTGCAGTTGTTACTGCTACGGCGAACTCACAAGAGTTACCTGGTTGTACTGCTAGATCCGTATCGTATGCGACAAAGTTCTGGTTAGATCCTGTGGATGTTCCCATTGTCATTTGTCCGCCACCTGCGAATACTGCATCTCCATCACGCATTGCGTTACCTGAGATTTTAACCAACGAACAAAACTCTTCACCTGCTCCATCTGCTGCACATGCAATTGATAAAGATTTTAGAGCCGTGACATTTGTTGGTACCGTAAAGCTGCTTGAAACGCTAGCTCCTGCTAAGTTATCCAGGGACTGGAAACTTGTCGTTGCACTTAGACCACTTTCAGATCTACTAATTACTATTGCCATTGTTTTTTCCTTAAGCCCTTAGTTTGAGCGGACCTATTGCTCCTAATATTTTTGAACCACCGAGACTACCAACAACTAACTTAGCTGCTAGAGCTCCTGCTCCAATTCTAACCATCTGATCCTTATTGGATTTGAATGCATCGCCTAGCGTTTTTAATCCGCCTGCGATATCTCCTTTAATCATTGACTGTGCTGCTTTTCCTGCATTACTTGCATCCAGGAAAGCTAAACCTGCTCCAGTCTCAATTAAGTTAACTGAGAATGTTCTCTTAGACCTTCTACGAGGTGCTTTACGTCTTGCTACCATTTTTGTCCTTGTGGGGGCGATGCCTACGAGCGACCCCAGATACTCACTTATGAGGAGCTA